AAAACGAGCTATTGAAGTAGGTGACTCGGACGGAATTATTACGGCGCAACGTCAATTATATGAATTAAGTGGACGGTCCCAACAATTACAAGCCGCGCAACGTCAGAAAAAACAAGAAGCGGAAGCGGCACAATGGCAAGCTCAAAACCCGCAAGCNGCNCAACAACAGCAAATNGCCCAACANCAAGCACTTCAACAGCCGCAACAAGTACGACGTCCGGATGCGAAAGCAGAAGATTGGGCGACTCGAAATGCGTGGTTTGGGCAAGACGAGGCAATGACGTTTGCCGCGTTTGGTATTCACAAAAGGTTGGTTGAAGATGAAGGGTTTGACCCGCAAGAAGATACCTACTATACTGAATTAGACCGGAGACTTCAAACAGAGTTTCCGCAAAAACTCGGTTCCAGCAAACGGCCCGCTCAGACGGTAGCTGGTGTAAGCCGCGCAAATAATGCTTCTGGGCGCAGTAGAAGGGTCAAACTCACCCAGACCCAAGTTGCAATAGCTAAGAAACTGGGTGTGCCGCTAGAAGAATATGCGAAATACGTGAAGGATTAACGGATATGTCAGATACAACGAAGAAAGATCGTTTTGAGGGCATAGAACGTGCGCCTCGCGCTAATAAAACTAGGGACAAGACGGCTGCTCGAAAGCCGTGGGCTCCCCCGTCAATGCTTGATGCTCCCCCTGCGCCTCCGGGCTATAAACACCGTTGGATTCGTGCGGAAACACGCGGATTTGATGATCGGAAGAACATCAGTGCGAAACTTAGAGAAGGGTATGCCTTGGTTCGCCAAGACGAATATCCGGATTTTGAGGCGCCTGTTGTAGATTCAGGGAAATATGAAGGGGTATTTGGAGTAGGCGGATTGCTTCTCGCAAGAATACCGTTGGAAACAGTGGCAGAACGAACCGAGTATTTTTCTCAGAGGAATACGGATCAGATGCAGGCTGTGGATCACGATATGCTGCGTGAGAATGCACATTCAACCATGACGATCACTAAACCAGATCGTCAATCTCGTGTAACCTTCGGTGGCCCTCGTAAATAGGGGCTGCCCATTTAGGAGAAAAATCCATGGCAAATCAAGAAACTGCCTACGGTCTTCGTCCTATCGGGCTAGTTGGTAGCGGTGCAAACTCAACGGGTGTAACCCAATATGAGATCGCGTCCAACAACACTAATGCTATTTTTCAATACGGTATCGTAGTCCCATTGGCTGCGGGCGTTATTGATCGTGCTGGCGCTACTAACGGCGGTACTACACAAGCATTAGGTGTCCTGATGGGTGTCGAATATGTTGATTCCGTTTCAAAGAAACCGGTATTTATCAACTATTGGCCCGGTTCGGGTTCGGTTAGCGTTGATACAAACCATCCTGTAAAGGCGTTTGTAGCTGACAATCCAAACCAATTGTTTAAGGTGGCGTCGGATGCTACTTTGACTGATCGTTCTACTGCACAAGCTGCTGTTTTTGCTAACGCCTCGTTGGGAACATCCGCGCGCACAGGTTCGACAGACAACGGCAATTCGAATTCTGCTTTAGGCGTTTCTACCATTAATACCACAGCGACTTTACCGCTTCGTATTGTGGGCATCATGGACGACGCTGGAAATAGCGACTTTACCGCCGCAGGCATTCCAATGATCGTTCGCTTCAACGCACACTTTAACGCTGGATCCCGTAGGTTTGACTCTCAAACCACCGCGGATTCCACCGGCATTTAAGGAGGGATATAGAATATGGCTATTTCTCGCGCACAACTAGCGAAAGAGCTAGAACCCGGCCTTAATGCGTTATTTGGGTTGGAATATGATCGTTATGAGAACGAACATGCAGAAATCTTTGACGAAGAAAGCTCAGATCGGGCTTTTGAGGAAGAAGTTATGCTCGGAGGATTTTCCACCGCGCCAGTGAAAGGTGAAGGTTCGTCCATCAGCTTTGACGACGCGCAGGAAACCTACACTGCTCGTTACTCGCATGAGACTATTGCACTTGCCTTCTCTATTACAGAGGAAGCGGTGGAAGATAACTTGTATGATCGCTTATCAGCGCGTTATACACGGGCTCTTGCACGTTCAATGTCTCAAACCAAGCAAATCAAAGCTGCGGCCGTGTTGAACAACGCGTTTACCGCAGGCGCCAGCGCCATTGGCGACGGTGCAGCACTTTGCTCTGCGTCTCACCCAACGTTGTCTGGAAACCAAACTAACCTTTTGGCAACTGCGGCAGACTTAAATGAGACGTCCCTAGAGCAAATGTTAATTGACATTGCGGGGCTAACCGACGAGCGCGGTCTTAAAATTGCGGTTCGCGGGATGAAACTTATCATTCCAAAAGAATTGCAGTTTATTGCGGAACGAGTGTTAAACTCAAATCTGCGTCCGGGAACTGCGGATAACGATACAAACGCAATGAAAAATATGGGCATGTTGCCTGATGGGGCGGTTGTAAACCATTTCCTCACAGACAGTGACGCATATTTTATTAAAACTGATGCGCCAAACGGGTTTAAATACTTTAACCGTTCGGCTATCAAAACTGCCATGGAAGGTGACTTTGATACCGGAAACATGCGGTTTAAGGCTCGTGAGCGTTACAGTTTTGGTGTTTCAGATTGGCGTTCAGTTTTCGGTACACCCGGAGCATAAAACGTGTTATAAGGGGGGTGGATATTCATATCTTCCTCCTTGTAACTAGGGGCAACTTTGGTTGCCCCTTTCTTTTTTTAAAAAACCCCTGTATAATTTGTATATTCCTGACAGGCATATGGTGTGTCTGACAAACCCAGACAGGAGATTGACATGGGTACAAGCACTTTTTCAGGCCCGATTAAAGCCGGGACCATAAAAGAAACCACGGGCACGTCCCTCGGTACTAATATAAAAAACACGGGCCAAGTTGTAATGGCGCAATCTTTTACAACGGGCACAACATTAGCGGGTGGCGCGTCCGCCGCTAACGTTACAGACGTTGTTATCCCTGCAAAATCTCAAATTATTGATTGTGTGATTGATTGCCCTACGGCGATGGGTAATGCTACTTGTGTGTTTAGTGTCGGTGATACCGTTGGCGGTAATGCCACTATAATCAACTCATTATCAATTACAGTAGCTTCAGGCGCAGGACGTAAATATCCTACAACGGAAGCGGGAGGTGCTTTGACTTGGGCAGAGACTTCCAATACGGCCGATATTCGTCTTACTTTTACCAGCACAGGCGCTACCGATGCGGGCGAAATAAGGGTTACGGTTCTGTATCAACAAGCAAGCAACCTTGTTGCATAAGGGGGCGTAAATGGCCAATTCAGACGTAAGGGCGAAACGGCTAACGGGGACGGGGGCGGCCGCAACAGGCCGCGCGCGGCTCCGACAGGTCCAAGTTTTAACGGGCGGAGGCGCGGGAAGACTTACCATGACGGATGGGAATGGTGGTGCAACAGTGGTTGATTTAGATTTTACACAAGCTCAAACGCATTCGGTAAATATTCCGGACGAGGGTGTTTTGTTTACCTCAGACATTCATGTTAGTGTTGCAACCAATGTCACGGCATTAACTCTATTCTATAGTTAGGGTTACAGATGGCTTCTAAAACAAAAACGAAGTCAAAGCGCGATGACAAAATGCCAAAGCGCAACAAAAAGAATTTCCGTCCTACTAAAAAAGGGGCGGGAATGACTGAAGAGGGCGTAAAGGCTTACAGGCGTAAAAATCCCGGCTCTAAATTAAAAACGGCAGTAACCGGTAAAGTAAAAAAGGGCAGTAAAGACGCTAAACGTCGTAAGTCTTTTTGTGCCCGTTCTGCGGGACAAATGAAAAAGTTTCCAAAAGCGGCGAAAGATCCCAACAGCCGTTTGCGGCAAGCAAGAAAACGGTGGAAATGCTAATGGCGTATTCAAAAAAATCCAAAAAGTCTTCGTCTAAAAGCAAGGGCAGTAAAATTTGTCCTGCCGGAAAAGCGTGGGCGGAAAGAACGTTTGATACATACCCTTCGGCATATGCAAACATGGCTGCATCGAAATATTGCAAAGACCCTAATTATGCAAAGGGGGCAAAGGGTAAAAAGAAAAAGGCGGCAGCATAATGGGCAAATTAAAGGAGTGGGTAAAACAAGATTGGGTTAGGATTGGAACGGATGGAAAAATTAAAGGCAAGTGCGGTACTTCAAAAGATAAAAAGAACCCTGATAGATGCCTTCCGCGGTCTAAAGCAGCTTCTCTTTCCAAATCTCAAAGAGCTTCAACGGCTAAGAAGAAAAAAAGAGAAGGTGCTAAAGGTAAAACAAACGTCAAAAACACCAAAGCCGCTGAAGTTAAATTTGCGTACCTCGGGGGAGAAATTAAAGCCAAAAGAAAGCCGCCGCCGCCCAACAAAAAGGGGGTAGTGGCTCGGGGGTGCGGGAAAGTGTTGGCTAATCGTCGCAAGCACACCAACGGCGCGGTGTCCCGGGCATGAACATAGAGTTTTTCGACCAAGCGGTAGAGGCGGTTATTGTAAAAGAATTGCTGAAATGGTCCCGGGAAGTGTTGGAAGAGCCCAATGCGTATTTTAACGGGTTGCCGCCATGTCCTTATGCCAAGCAAGCGTGGGCGGATAACCGTGTTGCAATACTTTTTAAGTACGATGATTCTTACCAAACACTTTATAAGTGCATATCGGAGTTTGACGACGGCTTTGATTTAGCTATAATTGTGGATCTTGCGGATACAAAATCCGGAGAAGACTTCCATGATTATTTAAATAATTTGAACACTGTAATTTCAGACGGCATGTTTATTGATAAAGACGTTTGGTTGATGGGCTTTCATCCATGGGACGATGAAAATGAGTTTGTACAAGACATAGACTTTGAGCCGTTGACCAGTACCGAATACAGTTTGATTTTTGTCCAACGTTTGTCAAAGGTACAAAAAGCTGCGGACAACTTGGTTAAAACCGGCTACTATGATACATATAAAAAGGAGTACAACGCTCACGAGTTAATGGACTGTAGAAAAAAACTTTATAGGAGACTTCAAAATGGCAATGCGACCTAAAAAAATGCGCGGTGGCGGAACGGTAAAGAAAATGCGCGGTGGCGGCATGGTAAAGAAAATGCGCGGCGGCGGCATGGTAAAGAAAATGCGCGGCGGCGGCATGGTAAAGAAAACGGGCTCTAAGAAACGAGGCTAACTATGGCGGTTTCCGGTACGAAGACGTTTGAATTAGACGTCACAGAATATATAGAAGAAGCGTTTGAACGGTGCGGGCTAGAAGTTCGAACTGGTTATGACATTCGTACCGCGAAACGGTCTTTAAACCTTATGTTAGCGGAATGGGCTAACCGTGGGTTAAATCAATGGACAATTACGCAAACGCAAGTAACGGTAGTTCAAGGTCAGACCGACTATTCTTTGGGCGCCGACACTATTGATGTGTTGTCCGCCGTGATTCGCACAGACTCAGTAGATTATGGGATTCAGCGGGTTAGTCGGGATGAATACCTTAATATTCCCACGAAAAGTTCTCAATCCCGAGTTTCGCAATTTTTTGTAGATCGGCAAATAAACCCCACTCTAAAAGTTTGGCCGGCACCCAATAACAGTACGGACATTTTAATTTTTGATCGGTTAGTTCGAATGGATGATGCCGATACTCCAATTAATACAATGGAATTACCGTTTCGTTTTTACCCTTGTTTAGCAGCGGGTTTAGCATATTACATCGCTATTAAAAGGGCGCCGGATCGGGTGCAACTTTTAAAAGCGGTGTACGAGGAAGAGTTTGAGCGCGCAGCTACGGAAGATCGGGACCGCGCTTCATTTAACGTTCAACCTAGTTTAGACTACTATCGGATAAATTAATGAGCAAGTACGCATTAGGCAAAAACGCATATGGAATATCGGACCGTTCTGGTTTTCGGTATCCTTTGGGCCGGATGCGCAAAGAATGGACCGGCATGATTGTCGGTTATGACGAGTGGGAATCTAAACAGCCGCAACTAGAGCCTCGTCGCAAAGTAATTGATGCTCAAGCATTAAAGGATCCTAGACCGGATAGAGTAGAGCCGTTAGATGTTTATGTAGGCGTTCCTCTTGTAGAAAACCCGGAGCTTAATTCCCCTAATGTATTTGGGCTTGTTGGAAGTGTGACGGTGATAACATGACGATGACATACGGACAATTAAAACAAGCGATAAAAGATTACACCGAGTATGAAGAAACGGGGTATGTCGCTAACATTCCTTTGTTTATACGGCTGGCGGAAGAACGCATATTGAAAGGCGTTCAATTAAGTTTGTTTCGAAAGAATGTTACCGCAACAACAAATTCGGGAAATATTGCGGCGCAGTATATTAAGGTTCCGTCAGATTTTTTAGCGCCGTTTTCGTTAAGTATGACCGGAACAAATGGAGATAAGTTTTTTGTAGAATTTAAAGACCCGAGTTTTGTGCAAACATACACGCCGGATCCGGTTATTGCTGGGGAGCCTAAATATTATTGTCAGTTTGACATTGATAATTTTTTAATGGCTCCAACGCCAAATGCGGCATACACGGCCGAACTTCATTATTTTTACCGGCCTCAAAGTATAACTGAAGGCACCGATAGTACGACGTCTTGGTTGAGCGAAAACGCAGAAATGGCGTTGTTATACGGAGCATTGCTTGAGGCGTATATTTTTATGAAAGGAGAGCCGGATCTTATGCAAATGTACACGATGCGGTTCCAAGAATCTATACTTGGCATTAAACTCTTGGGCGAAGCTAAAGAAACTACAGACGAATATCGTACCGGTAAAGTTATAAGGGAAAAACAATAATGGTGTCCGCAGCATTTGATTTACCCCGCAAAGATGCGGTCGTTTCGGTACGAACAACAAATAATCGGGGTTTTACCCCGGACGAACTTGCCGAGCAATGTGTAGAAAAAATTATTTCAATATCGGATTCTGCCCATCCCGCTCTTCAAGAACAAGCAAAGGCATTTTCTCGTCATTTAGAAACCGTCATTGCGTACTACCTAAGACAAGCTATTCACAGCGATAGGACAACTGTGTATAATGCGCTTAAAGACGCGGGAAACCCGGAACTAGCAGAATTGATAAGGAGACTTTAAATGGCCTTTAGTGGAAACTTCATGTGTACGTCTTTCAAAAAAGAATTGTTGACTGCTACACATAACTTTACAAACGGATCGGGCGACACATTTAAACTCGCCTTGTACGACAACAACGCGTCATTTGACGGTGCTACAACCGCTTACACAAGCTCAAACGAAGTCGGTAACTCGGGTACATATAGTGCGGGTGGCGGAGCGTTAACGAATGTAACCCCCACTTCGTCAGGAACTACGGCCTTGACGGATTTTGCGGATCTTACGTTTACGTCGGCTACGATAACAGCGCGAGGCGCTTTGATCTACAATACAACGGCGGGTGCGGCATCGGGAACCACTAACTCCGTAGTAGTTTTAGATTTTGGGTCAAACAAATCGTCGTCGGCCGGTGATTTTCAAATTGTTTTTCCAGCGGCGGACGCGAGTAACGCAATTATCCGCATAGCATAAGCGAGTGCGATCATGGCTGTTTTAAAGAACAGGGCAAAAATGTCCACCAGTACCACGGGTACTGGTACAATAACGTTGGGTTCTGCTCTTGCCGGCTTCCAAAGTTTTGATGTGGCGGGGGTAAGTAACGGGGATCAAGTTCGATACACGATTCAAGAAGGTGTAAACTTTGAACTGGGTCTTGGGACTTACACTGCTAGTGGGACCACGCTTTCCCGAACTCCTAGCGAAAGCTCTAATAGCGGTTCCGCCATTTCTTTAAGTGGAAACGCAGAAGTCTTTATTACAGCCGCCGCCGAAGATATTTTAAGCGATGTTGTAGACGACACCACACCTCAACTTGGCGGTAATCTTGACGTTCAGACGCGTGAAATAACCACGAGTACCAGCAATGGAAATGTAAAAATAACGCCTAATGGTTCGGGGGTTGTTGAAGTAAAGGGTGCTGGCGGCAACGACGGCACA